CAGTTCAATCAACGCCATTACTAGGTTAGCCATATCAGCTTCTAATTGTTTGATGCGCTTCTTAACATACTGGATCTCTGTGTTACTCATTGACCTATCGCTTTCTGCCACTCATCAATTGGCGTATAACTACCATCATATCCATTGCGTACATCTTTACCTAACATTGTGCCATACGCATCTTTGTCAGAGATCTGACAGGCAGCATAGTTGGCTACCAAAGTTACATAATCAGAAGCATCTGCTGTGTGCTTACCAAAGCGGTTCTTCACCGCTGCTATGTTGAGATCACCACTGGCTGGGTCAAAGCCTAGCGTTAGGATTAACGCTGGCAACTGACTGACCTTACCGTGGATAGCACGTCTTGCTGGTGGTCTAGTAGGTGAACCATACTCAGACTGTTCAGAGACGTGGTGCAGTACCAGTACACAGGCTTCGGTCTTGCGTGCCATATCGTGAAGCTCCATCATAATCGCACGCAAGCCTGCCCATTCATTATCTGTTTCTGCTGCTACGTTCATTAAGTTATCTATGACAATTAGTTCTGGAGCAATGCCATAGAGTTCAACGTATGCCTTGATCTCTAACTCGATATCATCGAGTGACGGACTAGAGTCAAAGACCCACTTGATATGACTTAACTTCTCAAAGTGTTTGTCATAGTAATGGGAGTTACCAGATAGGTTCTGTTCAACTGTTACCTGGTTGTGACCAGATGTATGTGCAGCAGATCGCAACATTACTGTTGCTGTGTCTGTATCTGCTGAGAAGAACAAGGTAGGTACTTTTGCTCTGATGCTGTAGACCAAAGCAAACATAGACTTACCTACGTTGGGAGCAGCAGCTACCATACACACTTGCCCTCGTCGAAACTTAATCTGTTTAGGTACAAGATCTTTCCACACATCCGGCAGGGGAGTTGCTTTGGTGAGGACTGTTCCCCACGCACGCTGTAAGCTAAGCATTAAACTCCCCAAATGGAATAGTGATACCTCTTAGTGTACGAATCCTTGCTCTCTTGCCGTGGGTTAATCCACCCCAGATACCAAAGCGTTCGTTTTTAATTCCCCACTCAGCACACTCTGTTTGGTGTCTGCAGTTACCACAAATAGATAGAAGTAAATCAATCTCTGGTGGTTTCTCTGCCTCTGGTGGGTAAAATAGTTCTGTATCTATACCTCTACAGCGTGGATCCTCGAAGTTCCAAGGCCCTCGCACAGGTTAACGAACCCAGATAGTCTCGCACTTATCTGGTGAACCCTTTGGAGAGTTACACATATAACCCTGCCAAGGACCCTTAGCTGATGTTCCTGACTTAAATGCCATTGGTCCGTGCTTACAAGACTTAGACCCTGGTGCTTCAACATAGTTAGTTATAGGTGGTGCAACAACTGGTGGGTTTTCAAACTGCTTTGCAATCTGCTCAACCGTGCGTACTGGTACTGAACCTAGTTCTGCTGATGTTGATTTGATAAGTGATGCAACCATTGATAGATCTGTTAGACCTGTTTCCAAGTCTTTGATATCTGTTGCGTACAAGTTGATGAGCGATCCATCGCCTGTCTTAAAGTTCACTTGGAACTTTGTGTTTTCGTTTGCAGCCATTTACTTTCCTCCGATAGTTTTGATGTTAAGTCGTACAGATTCATTACCGACAACCTTCGGTACAAACCCTAGAAGTTTCTCAACTTCCTTTGCATCAACTGTTTCTCTACCTTTAACAGTAGACCAGCTGATTTCTACACCACTAGGTGTTACTCCAGTAGTACCCTCGAAGGATGCCTTCAAGGAATCTTTTTCTTTTTCTAGCTCTTTGATCTTGCTGTCCAACTGTAGATACAGCAGTGCGTTCTTGTCAACTGCTTCGTCCTCAATAACTATTTCACTAAGGACGATACGTTCTTTTTTTAAGCCACCACATCCCATAGTCTCAGACTCATCATAGTATTGGCAGTAGTCTTTACAAAATGATTGGTCTTTCTCAGGCTCTGGCAAAGTTTGACTTGCCTTGACATTTGCTAACCACTCAAGTGCTTCTAAAGCGATGCTTTCATCATAAGGTTCTGTATGTACCTTGACATCTTTCTCAGCACCATCACGAGCAATAGCAACAAGGTTAACCGTTTTAACATTGTATCCATTCTTTGATAGTAAGTATCCATAAACCTGTACCTGCCAACGCTGTTGCTTGGATGGGAAGTAACTCAGGTTCTTTATCTTGCTGGTCTTCCAGTCAATGACAGCACCGGTGCTAGGTATAAATAAATCTACGTGTGCTTTCATATCACCATAAGCAACAGAGGTTTCAACTAAATACTCTTTGCCTTCTGGATCTATGTGACCAATAGCCTCTTCAATTGCAGCGTGAATAGCAGTACCCATAATGGCAGCCAGCTTTGATTGGTTCTCATTGGTATGTGGTTGTGCATTTAATCTGTACCAGACCTTGCGCTTGCAACTACCAATCTCTGATGGACCAACCTCGGTCTGCATACTGCGGTCACGACTTGCATCTTTGTTATGCAGTACGTGCAGCAGTAATTCCTTTGGATCTTCTATTGCCACTTGCGGTCATCCTTCCATTGCAACCAGGTATCAAAACCATAAGCTGCTATGAAACCAATTACAAAACCAATAGCAATTCCTATTAACATTTCAACTCCTCTCTTGGATCTCTAACTGTATGGGTGGACTGGTATTGATGTCAAGAACCGACGCGATCTTTACTGCCTTTTCTGCCGCTATCTTTGCCATCTCTGGTGTTCTGTACATTTTGCTTTCTAATCCGTACAAAAACCCCAGCGCATAGTTACCACCTGAGCCTGATGCAAACAGACCACGCTCACTAGTATTAAAGGACAAGTCCCCGCCTACTGAGAATAAGTTGGCATCAAAAGACAACAAGAAAGCAAAGTTCATTTCCTTCTGGTCTGGTTCATAATTATTTTCTTTGAACGCAGCTGACATACTAGGCAATAGTTTCCCACCCATAAAACGCACAGGATCTTCACCACGATATAGCGGTGGCTTCCACGAGTACGCAAGGATATCGCCAGGACGTGAATCACCGGTTAGACCTAATAGGTATTTACCTACCCAGATTATCTTAGGAGTTTCGACCGAGATGATACGTTGATCGCCATCAGTAATTTGCGAGTCAGCTGCCATTACGACGAAGTCGTTACTAGAGATCCCTACCAATGTTGTCATAGTTACTAGTCTACTACGGCGTGTCGTAAGACACATACTAGGCTCGCCGATTACAATATGAGCGATAGCGAATTTACAGTGGCCCCTTACGGGGCCGAGGCTTTAGCCGAGAGGCGACCGACCCGCAGGAGGGAGCCGTGCCGAGCAATATGGTACTCCGTCTACTCACCCTGCCAAGAATGAACCGCAGGCGCAAGCCCTACGATGGCATTAAAGAGCCTTACGGGGCCGATCTGCGGGGTTTAGGACCCATCCACGTCTGTACCTGTGGCTCACAAGTCTTTAACGTTATGTGCTCCTTTGAAGACTACGAACTAGTCTGGTATTTCCTTGATGCTACTTGTGTTTCCTGTGGCAATCTTGTCATCGTTCCCTGTTCAGTAGACAAAATTTAGGCAACAAAAAACAGGCCCCCACTCCCGAAGGAGTGAGGGCCGTATGCCTTGCAGTCAAACTTTACTTAGCTTTAGTCATAGTCAATTCGTGCTTAGGATTGGCCCAAGCAATTACTACTGGTACTACTGCTAACCAAATTGCATTAGCTGCGTGCTTCCAATCTGCTGCTGCAAAATCTAGTGGGGACTTGCCGATAACTACTACTGCTGTCAGTGCGTTACCAACGAACCATTTTGCCCACATATCTAGTACTTTGTTATTGAACTTCATTTGTTCTCCTAGTCTTTGAACTTCGGTGACCCGAAGCCAACGATAAATACTGGCAACTTCTTTTTGTTGCTAGTCAAGTACGCACGAACTTTCTGTACTACTTCTCCACCATTGCGCTCTGATGAAGACTTCTTCTTGTTGCCAGATGTATTACCTTCAATAGTGGTAACTGTTCCATCTTGGTTATCTTTGACCACAATACCTACGTGATCTATTGGGTTACCGCCCTCTGCAAAATCAAAGAAGACTATGTCCCCAGGCTTTGGCTTGGCAGTAACAGCGTTGCTCCAGGAACCGGTACCTTTAAACTTCTCAGCACCAAGGTGTGTGCTTACGACATTTGGGATCTTAAGACCAACCTGATTAGCACACCACATAACAAAACTGCCGCACCAAGGTAGGAAATTAGCCTTAGTAAACGCGCCATACTTTGTTTCATTGTCCTTTGGTCCTTCTATAGTTCCAATTTCTTTTGTTGCTACTGCTAGGAAATCTGCACGCTGGCTCATTAAACCTCCAGCTTAGTCTTGATAATTGCTTGGTTAATTTTAAGTTCAGTAACATCTTCACAGATAGCATTAATCTGGTCTTTCATAGAACCGCCACCATTTTCATACAACTGATATTCAATGCGATCTAATCTACGATTCATTCTGCTAAAGAACTTATAGGCTGCAGTAAAAATAACTATTGTTTCGCAAAATGCCCAGATACCTGAGAACAATAAGCTGCCATTATTGATAAGTACTGCTGACATTATGCTGTCCTAATCGTAACTAATAGTAATCCACCATAACCTGAGTAACGCTTATCAGTAGGTGTACGGTTAATAAAGTCCATCTCTTCAATCAAACCAAGGTATGACTCACCAGTACGGAAGTCTTCTACCTTGATTAAATCTCCAAGATTTTCGACAGCCTGCATATTCAGCAAGCGGTCATAGGCTGAGTTTTCATAACCTGATGGGTTATTAAACTTATCCATCTCATAGTCATAGAGTTCTACTGGATACTGGATAAGTCGTTGACGTGGAATAGAAGGCAATGAACGCACCTGGTAGCCAGTAAACAATGGCCCAGCAGATGTATCGTTAACTGATCTAGTCATTTCAAACTTAAACCCAAGGTACTGCTGAGGTGTAGCAGGGTATGGAATACCAATTTGTGTAATCAGTGAGCCCTGTTCAAAGGTACCAATTGCATACTCAGTATTAGTTGAATCAATGGAGTAGACGTTTAACCCACCATTGGTAGAATCAAAGCGTGGCTGTAAGAACTTAAAGATCTTACTTTCAATTGTGTTATAGCGGATGTAGCCAATACGCATTGTTCCCATTGAGGTAAGTCTTGTTGCTGCCTCAATATAAACCTTGCCATTTGTTGTTCCATTATTAGAAGTAACAAAGGCTAGGCGTGCAGTGTTGCCTACAAAAGCACAAGCAGTTGTATTAAACCCTGTAAGGGTTGGGTCGTATAGATCCCAAGCGTAGGCATATACCAGATCTGTTCCCACTCGTTGACCTAAGTCAACACGAGTAACTCCAGGGTTACCATCTACATTTGTAGTACACCATAGGTACTTGTCATAACCTGCAACATCATAGACTGGCTGTGTTGATTCAAAGATCAGTGGGCCATAAGCAATAGAACCATCTGATACAGAAACATCTGCAACACGAAGACCTAGGCTTGTACCAATAGCCATATAGCCAAGGTAGTAATAGATCTTAAAGACTACTTCACCTACTGGAAGTTCAGCTGCAGTAATAGCACTGGTCAATGCTGGCATTGCACCAGTTGTGGTCAGTGTAAATTTCTGGATAGTTGATTGGATTCCGTTATACCCTGATAAGTAGATAGCAGCACCGCTTGATGTAATGCTGGTGTAAGTAAAGGCTGCGTTCGGGTGGCTGTAGACTGCAGTAGGCAGAACTGTTGCACTTGTTGCAAACTCATAGACAGAGTTATTAACTGCCATAACAAGACGCTCTTTAGTAAACTCAATAGCAGCATTGGTTACCACGATAGATGCGTGCGTAAACATTTCTGTTGCTGCTGTGCTTGAATCTAATGGGCGCTTGTTAACCTGTAGTTTGTTAGTACCAGTCTTATTAGTTACCCAGTAAGCAAAGGTGCCATCATCGCAGACAGCATAGATTGGATAATCAGTACCAGGTGTGTAGTTGACAAATGAAACTACAGTTCCATCTGCCTCTACCTTGTTGATCTTATAGCCATCCCAGATAAGGACTGCGTCTTTGCTGCTGTAGCGAATAGATCTAGCAGATTGGTATGGTCGCTTGTTAGTCTGCAAGCCATTAGTAATAGATGAATAACTATCTACATCTTTAAGTAGGGTTGCTTGTCCTTTGTCCCAGACATTAACGCCCTTGCTGTAAGTGTATTGAAAGCGAAGCGACTCATCCTGTTGTGGCTCATAGAACTTAGCACCTTGACCCAAGTGGAAACTTGACTGTGATCGTAGCCACCAACCGGTAATAGTCTGCTCACCTGGTTCACGGCTCATATCTACTTGGTTCTTGCGATACTGAGCAGTGACTCTGCGATAAGGGTTATCATCACTAGTAGTCAAGAAGAAAGGCATACCAGCAAAGGCTACGTCGTAAGCAATACCAGTAGCTGAATAACTTTGGCTACCTGCTGGATTGGATAACGGATAGGGAATTGCATCCGTAATGTCTGAGCCGTATGGCATTTGTAATCCTTATGCTAGTAGGAGTTTTGCTTCTTCTGCTGTAATGCCCAATTTATTTAACAATGCTTGTCGTGATGCTTCTTTTTCGGCTTTGACTATTTCCATTGCTTCGGCTTGTGCTGCATCAATTGCTAATTGTTGTAATTCTTGTTGAGTTATTTCGCGTTGGGTTATTTCGCCTATTTCAACATTGTGGACAGTGATCATTTCCATTATTTGACTCCATATACTATGTAGGTTCCGCTAGTAAAGTTTCCTGAAGATGTCAATAAATTAATTTGGCTAATTGCAGTAGTTTGATTGTAAATACCTCTTGCTCTCCAACTTCTAACACTTGTAGTTGTGGTTGAGTCATTAGTGACAGCAGTTATGTTTGCTATTTTCCAAGTCGAAGTATTTGTATAATCAAGAATATCAACATAGACAAGTGATTGTGTTACTGCATTATCATTACCAACTGTTAGGTTAAATCGAGTTGCACTAAAAGCAGTTGTTGCTTCATAGGTTGCATCTTGCAAACCTAAATATCTATTGCTTCCACTATCAGCATTGAATCTCATCAATAATTCTGCATCATCAGTAGCAGGCAAATAATTTCTGATAATCAATCTCAAATCACTGTAAGTAGCAGGAATGCTTGTAATATTAATTCCTGCACCAGATAAACTTCCAGTTGCTAATTGAGTCATCCCACCACTTGCAGACCATTGAGGAGCGGTAGCACCGCTATTAACTGTTAACACTTGTCCTGCTGTGCCAATAGATAATTTTCCTAAAGTATTATCTGCCGTGCCATATAACAAATCGCCAGCAGCATCTATGTTGCTAATGCTAGGCGTAGTAAGAAATGGGCTAGTCAAAGTCTTATT